TTTCATAAGAGGAAAACATGAGTAAAAAAGAAGCTGTGGCACAAGAAGAGCCGTTTGATTTTGAAACATTTCAATTAAATACCGTTGAAGATTATGCGACATGGAACATGCATGCTCATAGAGCATTTAGAGAAGCCAAAAAAAGAAATCCTAGATGTGATCCTCCTATTCCATGCCGAATTCCTCCAGCATCGTTTCACAAACACGTGAAAATTAAATTTCAACGTTTTGATCAACCAGAAAACATTTTAAAAGTTAAATGTCGAACAAAAGAAATCGATTGGACAGGGCAATTGAAGCCTGGCCAAACATACGATCTTCCTATGCCAGTTGTTAAATTTCTTAACAAGCTTGCGACTCCAATTTTTGCAGAAGTGAAGGTTGAAGAAGGGGGGCAGACAATAACTGAAACAAAACAAGTTGGCGAAAGAAATAGATTTTCATGTCACTTGCTTGAACTGGTTTAAATAATAGGAATGTCATGGCTAAATCAGCAGAGGATTTAATATTAATTCTTAGAAATGTTACTGGCAGAGTAGACGCTGCCGATCCGCTGTTTACAAATGAAATCATGCTTCAGTATTTACAAGATTTTATCCAGCTTCAGTCTACTCAGGATATCAGAATCTTTAAAAATAGAACATGGTGGGAGTTTGTTTTAGATCCTGATATTTCTCCAGATCCCTACCCAGTCAACTTGCAAGAAATCATTTTGATAAATGGAAATGTGGGGGCTTCAACTTTGGAACCCCCATGTTATGCAGATGGGTTTCCAGTTTTTTGGTATCAAGATCCAGAGCAGTTTTATGCGATATGGCCAGAAACTCAAACCTATCAACCACAACGGCCAACTTATGTTTTGTATTATAATAATGAATTAACTTTTAGAGGCCCTCCAAATAAAGAGTATTCAATAAAAATTGCTGCCTATCAAGTGGAAGTTCAGATTGCCGATGGAATCCTTAATCAAGATTATCTTTATCGATACATTTGCTATGGTGCTGCATTAGATATTTTTTCAGATTTTGGAGAAATGGATAAATGGAGAGAAATTTTTCCAGCTTATCAGCGATATAGAGCATTAGTTTATTCGAGAACATATTCGCAGTATCAAAATCAAAGACCAACACCAGAGTTTTAATATGTCATATAATCCTAATATTCCAAATCCCTCTCAATCTCCTGGCTTGTTTCCGGCCCAGTCGCAAGCCAATTTTACAAGATTGAAAACAATTATAAATTCCGACCACGTTTTTAATGACAGCACCCAATCAACAGATGGAATCCACCGACAAGCAACTATGTTAGTTAGGGATATGCCAGGAAGCTTACCATCTGGAGCAAATGCAATTTTATATTCTTGGATTGATGCAGATGGTCAGTCTCAGCTTAGGTATTATAACGGAACTAATGATTTTCAGATTACACCTCCGGGGGGAGGAATTGGAGGAGGATTTATTGCCGGAACGGTTAACTTAGCGGGAAACACCACCTCCGGAACAGTTTGGACAATTCCAGCTAATACGTTTGCTTGGGTTTTTGTTAACTATACAAATCCTGTGAGTGATTTATTTACTTTATATTTTGTTTTTTGCTCCGGCCCTTCTTCCGTTAGAGCAACAATCTTAAGAAATTCCTCTATACCTTTTTTAGATCCCACAATTTCTTTTGCAGGAAATAATATGAGAGTAAGAAATAACTCAGACACCCTTAGCGATGTTTCTTATTATATTATGGCATCGGTGGTTTAAGTGACATACCAACCTTATCTTATATCTAACTATTCTACAGGATTAGACAAGAAGCTACAACCTTGGCTTATACCAGATGATGCCCAAGAACAGTTATTAGATGGTTTTGTATATAGAGGAACCATGTCTAAAAGAGAAGGATATAGCTATTTTGCTACAGGAGAGCGCTCAGGATCTCCTTATAGAGAATCGCGCATTGTGACTGGCACTCCAAGTTTTACAGTAGTCGGTTTAATCAATGGAGTAAATGATTCTTATACTGTAGCGGCCGGAACAGTAATTGCGACTCGAAGTGTTGTAATTGTTGGATCTTCGCCTCTTCAAAGAATAGTAGATGATGGTTTAGGAATTCTTACAGGAGACGGAACAGGGACTGTCAATTACGCCACTGGTGCTGTTGCATTTACTTTTACAGATCCTCCCGATGCAGGGTCTACAGTAGAAATTCATTATAGTTTTGGGAACGACGATCCTGTAATGATGGTTGCTAATTATATTACAGAAAATAATGTAAAAGAGCTGATTGTCGCAAGCACTAAGTATATAAATAGATATGACTCTACAAACAACATACTAGAAGATATTACAGTAACTCCATATACAGGAAATAAATATCAGTTTTTTTCCTGGCTAAATTATGCAAGCGCGACCAATACTCCCAGACTATTATTTTGCAACAATCACGATGTAATACAGCAATACGATGGCACTGTAGTTTCTGATTATGTTTATACGCTTACAGGAGTGACTACCTTGACGTGCTCTTACATGGTAGATATGAAAGATAGGCTTATCTTGCTGCGAACCACAGAAGATGGGGTAATTTATCCTAAGCGCATAAGAATTTCAGGAACTGGAGCCAGCTCTGATGTTTTTGATTCTTCGGCTACTGGTGCTGGATTTATTGACATACCAGATGGAACATGGATTAAAGGCTGTGATTTTAATAGGGATGATTTAATCATATTCACAGAATCTAGCTCTTGGGTTTTGAAATATACCGGCAATGATACAACACCATTTGTCTTAGATAGAATTGATTACTCTAGAGGCTCAGATGCAACATTCAGTGTGATTACATACCTAAATAGAACATCTGCCGCTTCTAAGCGTGGATTAATCATTTCAGATGGCTATCGTGTTGAAAGACAAGATGAGAAGATTCCTGATTTTTCTTATAACGAAATTGACGGAGAAAACTTTGATTTATGTTTTGCTGGCTCTGTAGATGCAGATAGAGACCATTATCTTATATATCCTCCATCAGGATCTAATACATCAAAAAGAATACTTGTCACAAACTATGATGAAGACAATTATACTATATATCGATTGCCCCTTTCATGCATGGGAAATTATATAAATGCTTACACCATAACATGGAATGATCTACTTATCTATCCAAACTGGGAATCTTTTGCAGCCGTTTATGGGGATTGGAATTCTTTTTCTTATACTAGTGGAGCTCCTTTTAGTGTAGGAGGAGGCCAAAATGGTGAAATTTGGAAGCTATGTGTAACCGGTTTAGAAGATAATCCAGTTAGAATTTATAATATAACTATTGTTGATTCTGTAACAATTGAAGTAACGACTGATTGGAATAATTACAGGCTAAACGAACCTGGAAATTCTAAAAGCGATCCTGATTTGTCAGCAGACTATATATTTTTAACTGGGATTATAGGAATTGAAGAGCTTAATAATCAACAGTTTCCGATAACTTCTATAATAAATCAAAATATTTTTAGGCTTGATATTTCCACTATCGCGGCTGTTTCTCCAACATCTACATTTGGAGAGTATGTTTCTGGTGGCATTGCTCAAAGAGTAATTCCATTTTCAGCTACTTTCAAAAAATTTAATCCATTTGTTGACTCTGATAGAAAAGTAAGATGTGGCTGGCTTTACATGTATGTAGACGCTTCGTCAAGCAATCTTCAAAGAAATATAGCAATAAGTGATGCTTCCCAGTCAAACCCATGCGTAATCACTACGAACTTAAACCACAACTTGCAAACTGGAGATCAGATTAGCTTATTTAAGATTCAAGGGATGACTGAATTAAATGGAAGTGTAGCATTTATTACAGTGTTAAGTCCAACGACTTTTTCACTAAATGGCGTAAATTCTACCAGCTATACTCCATACACATCTGGGGGATATGTAGGGATCACAGAACTTGCAAAGATGCAAATTAATATCATTACAAACGATTCTCTTAAAACTACCCAGCTGGATAATCAGAGCCCGATCCCTTATGAAGGGTCTATCACTAATATGACATTTGAGGATGGAAATAAAAAATGGTATAAGGTTTTTATTAATCAAACAGGAAGATTTATACAGTTCCGTTTAAAGAATTTGCAGGCAGGAGCAAAAGTTAACATACAAGCAACTATGCCAGGATTTCAACCAGTGGGGAGACTGATATAATGCCTACTCTTTTAACTAATTTTAACTGGGGAACATATCTTAGAAATTCGAATCCTGAACTTACTAGGCAGCTTTCAGAAGCTTACTCAGATACAGCACTGGCAGTTAACACAAAAATATCAAAATATACGACTAATGGAAATCAAAAACCACATGTAAATCCACCTGCCAACTCAGATTTTAATAAAAACTTTGATGTGGCAGATATCTATGTGCGAACAGACACAAACACCGCTTGGATTATGACTAGTCGTACAGATGCAAATAATGTTACATGGACACAAATAACTTAGCAAATGTAAAGCCGCTTTACATAGGAGATTAGTATGGTGAATTGGGCAGGAGGAGCTTCGGGCGCAGTATCAGGCGCAAGTATTGGTTCAGCGATTCCAGGAATAGGGTCGGCTGTAGGAGGAATTTTAGGTGGCATAACAGGGTTATTCGGAGGGAAAAAGAAAAAGAAACCAAAAAAATATAACACCCTAGATCCACAACAACAAGCTTTATATAACGATTACATTGCTTCTATACGCGGCGAAGGGCCTTTTTCTGGTTTGTATAATTTCGATTCGGAAGGATACAACAATATTTTTGATCAAACAATTGGAAGACCAGCTTACAGGAATTTTGAAGAAAATATTATTCCTGGAATTACAGGACAATATCGCTCTAATAACCTCATGAATAGCTCTTATTCTGGAGAAGCTTTATCTAGAGCCGGAAGGAATGTTCAAGAGAATTTAGATTCTCTGCGTGCTTCTAATATTTTTCAAGGTCAACAACAAGCCAATCAAAATAAGCAGAACGCGATTAATAGTATTTTAGGCACTCAAACATTTGCATACGGAAAACCTAAGCCATATGGGCAGAATGGCGGGATAGACGAAATCCTATCATCTCTTGCGCCGCAAGCAGGATCTTGGTTTGCTGATTACTTAAAGAAATAAGGAGGCCCTAATGCCGAGTGCACAAATTATAGATTTAAATCCTGAAGGAGAAACCTCTCTACAGAAAACTCTGTCATCTTTCAGTAATCGCATGCGACAAAACCAGCTTGAAAAGCAAGAGAATGATGCGTTGAAAGAAATTTACAGTCAGTATCAACAAGATGGTCAGAATTTAGAAAGAACTATCCAAGCCATACAAACTAGACAAGGGATTTCGCCCACCACAAAAGTAAACACTATTAATCAGCTTCTTCAGTTTCAGAAGCATAATCAACAACTTCAAAGACAAGCTGTTAAAGATGCTGAAAAAGCTGAAAAGAAAAAAAATGAAGCCGCTATTGCACAAGACTTGCAAGAAACCAGAAATTTATCTCCTGAGAAATCTACAGCTTATGCTGCTAATCCTTCCGCACTTTCTATGGTTTATCCAAAAGAAGGAAAGCAAAATCAAGCCGACCGGGCTATAACTCCTGATCAACTTCGTAGAATTCAACATGTCGAAAGTTTACCTGCTTTTCAGCAAGCATCAATTCCCGAGAAAAGTAAAATGTTTAGAGATGCGGGTGTTTCAAAAGAAAACAATACCGCAGCAATAAATCCTTACGTTGAGCAAGAAAAATTAAGAGCCGCGGAAGAAAAAAACAAGGCAGGAAAAGATTATAATAAGCTTAGAGAGACTAAAATAGCTGAATATGTAACAAATTCTCTTGAAAAAAGAGAAGAGGCTGAAGAAGCTAAATATGCTATCGATTCTGCTAGAAAGGCTATTCAAGGAGAAGTTGAAGGGCCTGGCTGGAAGGCTTTATTAAAAAATAATCCATATAGTCAACTTATAATGGGGTTAACTCCCGATGAAGCTGCCTTGCAAACTTCTAATAAAAAACTTCTTGAAGGAAGTAAAGGTATTTTTGGTTCTAAACCAACAGAGAGAGAGATCTTTTTATTATTAAATGAGATGCTTCCTTCTATAGGAAAAACTAAAGAGGCTAATTTGGCTTCCTTATATTTTATTGAGAAATTAAATGACTTGAAGTCTATGCATGGAGATCTCGTAGAGGACATTTCTAAAGATGGGTATGTTCCAGACATTGAGAGCCAAGTTAATCAAAGAATGAGGCCTATGATTGATGAATTTAGGCAAGAATTAAAACAAGCTAACAAGGCTTTAAAAGAAATACAACAAGAGCAATCTCCGAGAATTAGAGTTTTAGGGCCTGATGGAAAAAGTATTGGATCAATGACTCAGAAACAAATAGATGAAGCAAAGGAAAAGAATGTCATTTTCACCCCAATCAAATAATTATTCTGAATTTGGATTTGAACCAGAAGAGCAAGTTGATCAAGCTTTGCCTGAAAAGACAAGTGATTCTCCTCCTGATTATTCTGAATTTGGATTTGAACCAGAAGAAGTTTCTAAAGAAAAACCTGAACAGAAAAGAAAAGCTGGGAAGGCTGAATCTATAGTATATGGGTTTATAGAAGCGGCTTTAGGAATTCCTGCTTTAGTGCAATATGGGGTAAATGAATTATCTAAAGGTGTAGAAAAAGCTTTTGGTCAAGAACATCCGGAAATTTCTTTTGAGCAAGAAAACCCTTTAATGGCTGCATTGGGGAGACTTCCTGAATCGGAAGACGAGGCCTCTAGAAGGCTTAGGGTGGCAACATCAGGTGTTGTTGCAGGTTCAATCGGCGGAATTCCTGGTATAATCTCTGGATTAATAGGCAGTCAGGCGGGACAAACTGTTAGAGA